GTATTACCCCCCTTACCCCCCTTATAGGGGTACTACATACTGATTATAATAACTATATCGTGTGTATTTAGTAGTTATAACCTTTCTACCCCCCTACACTCTACTATCCACATAGTTACTGACCTGTACATATGTACATCACTGTCTATGTCTATGTCTGCCTTGGCATGTATCTTGCCTGTACTAAGTGCCCTGTTGTGTCACATACTGACCATGTTTGTTACATAGTGACGTACTTTGTCACTTTGTGACGGATAGGGACATAGGCACAAGGTGTGCCATTGTTCCTAAGTTGTTGATTTATAACGATACGTAAAGTTGGCACGGATACTGTATATGTATTAGTGTCGTTCATTTTTATCTGTATTGGAGTTTATGTTATGTCACACAAAATCGCTGTACTAATGATGTTATCCATGCCAATGGCAATGGTAGGGTTCTTATTCTATGTAGCCACGCTCAACCTAATTAGTTAAGGGGTACTGCCCGAAGGGGCACGTACGCAACTATATTCGTACCATTCAAATACAACAGGTTACTACTATGAAGATGTTTCAATATGGCAACCGCCATAGCGCCAACCATACAGCTACTCGTATAGCTCAATTACGACAAGCTGGCGCCAGAGTAGAGGTGGTCGTAGGACTACGAGGTACTACATTCATATTCGTTAGACGATAGTATGTTGATAGAGGGCACTGGTGCAGTGCTTTCCCTTGAACAGACTACACTAGTAGAGAGGTGACTATCATGGACTAATTACACAGTGTATTAGGAGACTCGATAATATATTGATCTGGCGGCACCTAATGGTGCCCCTACATGAATAGATTGTATGGTTTGCGGTGGTGACAGCCAGTTGAACCAAGGTAGTGTCAGGACAAAGGCACTATTGAATCAATGCAAAATTGTCACCGTGACAGGTGCGTGTCCCTTCCAGTGTGGTCACTTGGTTATGCATACAGTATAACAAGTGGACAGCTATATACCTGAGGGGTACTAAAGCGAGTAGGCCAGTTGAAAGTCATAGGTGAACTGTTAGCCGTATAGGTTAGCAGGTAAGCTCTTGATAAGTAGAGGGCAAGGGTAGCGGGTTAAGCTACCATAACAAAGCGGCACTGGTTTAGTTAAGGCTAGGTTAATCATAGCTGGTACGACCCAACGGTCAACGAAAGAAGGCAATTCATGCTAGGGTAGTGATACTATCTTGTTAGGCATGATAGCGGTAACGTAATGGTTACCAACAAGAGCATTGTCTTAGTGTTCTTGCATTAACCATTAACAGCGGAGTACAGTATCATGAAACTATTAAATCAAACCCAAGCAAAACAGACCATCAAACTGATTGTTAAAGGCGGCAAGGCATTGGATGAACGTATACATAACGTAGCAGTGTCAGGTATATCGCACTTCTATGAACATGGGGACAGTAGCACACTGTCTTTGTTGGTTGCAGCTATGCCAAAGTCAGGTCGAGGCAATGCCCTTAAGTATTGGATCACATCATATGCACCGGTCAAGTACATTACTAAGACAGGTGTGTATAAAAAGAATGGTGATATGCCTACTGATACAGCGGCCGTGTTAGAGCAGGCAATGCTCAACCCATTCTGGAACAAGCGTGATAGTGAATCAGCCAGTAAGTTTGATTATCAAGCACGCATCAAAGGGCTGGTGACTGGCTTGACTAATGCCATTAAGGATCATACATTGAAGGATGGTACTGATCAGACACAAGCTAAGCTTGCCTTGAAAGAATTGCAAGGGTTGGTAGCATGAATGAGCATGATGCTATACCCTTCATAGATATGGGTATACATTCATTAGAGGAGTTAAGGGATGAGCTGATAAGGTTAGCCAACAAGTATCCCAACTCTACGTTTGTTGTTGAGTGTGATACCTTAATCATTATGAAACCTAGGGAGGAGTGGCTATGACTAGGGATGATTGGTTTGCACTGTTAGTAGGGGCATCAATAACATTAGGCTTGTTGTTGGTAGCGTCTATTGGGTGTTACATATGGGGTGTAGTATGAGTGAATTAGTTATGTTCATCTGGGATATGCCAGTAGGCGGGCTACTGATAATAGCTATCATGTTACTGGCACTATACCTGTATCTATTTCATTGATAGCAATAGACTGCCTATCAAGGCATGTCAGTAGGCATACAAAAAGAGCACGTATATTATGTGCTCTTTCTTATGTCTGTTAAGTAGGAGTATAGGACATGTTAGTATATACAACACACGTGTACCAGTTGAGCCATGCTCATGCACGGCACATTGGTAAGCGTATGCATCAATGCGTAGTAGCAGGTGCAGAAAAGGTAGGGTTCCGTATACATAGGGACACTAGAACTATAGCTGTAAGTATAGGAAGGGTGATACATTAAGATGGCTATTCAAGTGAAGGTAACGCCCGTGAAGGGCAAGTCATACACTATGACAGTGGACAGTAGTGCCGAGATAAGCAAGCTGTCTAAGGGTGTGCTTAAGGGGCATAAGCTGCGTATAATGAAGCGTAAAGGTGAACCTAAGTGGACAGGTAGGCAAGCTAACTACCTCAACATCATAGACATGCGAGGGCATGGGCGAGAGGCAGACCTGTGAAGTATAACCTATTCATCTTAGGGTTAGGCTTTGGTCTAGCTATACTAGTAGGGGTGCTACTATGAGGATAATTGTAACCACTGATAGCCCTGATGAGCAGCGTGCAGTAAAAAGGGCAGGCTTAAGGGCAGGGCTTAGTGAAGGCTCAGCCACTGAGGCGCACATAGTAGTAGAGGCGTGGCCTTACTTTATGATCCGCGTGGATGAATGCACCATGTGTTTGTGTGGTAAAGAGTACACTAGCATGCCGGGCAATGTAACGCTATCAGTTAAGCAGGTACTGGAGGCACTATCATGAGCGTTGACGACATCACTCTAGCTAAGCGTTACATTCAGACACACTCCAATGCAGAGCAGAGAGGGCATGATTTCTCACTAACACTGGTTGATATGCGTAGGCTGATGAACACCAAGCGGTGCTACTTCACTGCTGTTGAGCTGACACATGAGAGTGACACGCCTAACAAGCTAACGTTTGATCGTATTGACAACAGCGTTGGCTATCATAAGGGTAACGTCGTAGCGTGTAGTCATAAGGCTAATCAGATCAAGGAGATGCTGATCGAGGATGTAGATGGAGGTAAGCACCTAGGTGTAGCTGTGCTCCAACGTATGGCTAACAAGTTAACCGAGAGGCTAGGATAATGAGCAAGATACTGATAATAGACGGTGTAACAGAGGCTATAGTCACTGACTTGCGTGCATTCTGTGAGGATGTAGGTATACGCTGTAACAACCTAAACTATGCTGATCATTGGCCTGACTTTCCTTTCGTGTTGATAGATGCGAGTGCTAAGTCTGCTACCATGTGTAATAGCGATAACCCTAGTGATTATGGTAACTATAATGATGGCAGTGAACCTATAATTGTAACAGTTGAGCAGGTTATGGCTGCTATAAAGGGGTAACTTTATGTTACGTGAAGCAATTGATTTTATTATAGCCTACATATGGTATAGATCACGTAGGTTTTTATTATTTATAGTACTGCCTTGTGTGGTACTGTTACTACTGTTGTGAGGTAGTGTATGATAACCAATGAAGACTGTCCCACCTTAGCTATAGGTAGTTCGAGTGGCATAGTTATTCTTGCCCAACAAGTATCTAATGGCCACATACGAGGAGTGTGTGTAGCACAAGGACAAGGGCGATACCTTCCCGGTGATACCCGCGATGATTGGTTGCCTTACTCCTTCAAACCTAAGGCTGCCACTCCTGTTGAGCTGGGTGTTTATATGGCTGCCCTTAAGAGGGCATGGCAATCTTGTTTAACATAGCAGTAGTATGTGTACTACTGTACTTCCTAGTCGGTGCCTTATGGTATGGACTTAAACATTTAATCTGGACTTGGAGAGAACGTCATGTCAAGTAAACAACTAACAGTATGGAAACCACCACCTATATGGAACAGGGATAGTGTGTTCCTGCCCTATGTAGGGGTAGCTTCACTCGATGTGTGTATTGAGAGGTGGACATGGCTACACCACTGTAAAGCAGCAGTCACTACAATCAGAGCCATTGATAAGATGATGGGAGTACAGCATGAGTAGCCTAAAACCTTGGATCAAACCTAATGCAACTAAGAAGTTTGATACCACTACTGTCGGTAAGCAGCAGTTTGATGTTGCATATCGTATAGCTCGACGGCACTTCAATGATGTACGTCCTGAGTTCCGTGGGTATACCACCTTGTTACATACTGGGAGTAAGAAGCATGAGTAGCACAACTGGGTGTGGCATGTCGGTTAGCCAGTTGGGCTGTGCTGACGAGTGTGATACTGACCCTAACAGTGATAAGGTGTTTAAGAAAGCACTGAATAAACCGTTAGTAATACAGGGTGCATCATCAGAGTGGACTGTACTGTCATACTATGAGCATGAAGGTCAGCTCATACTTGATATTGAACCTAAAGAAGAGGACGAGGAAGATGAGTAAGTTACTTGAATGTAAGGGTAAGATGTATGAGAAGGGGAAGTACTACTTCATGTTTGCAAATATTCACACAGCTTTAGAAGGGGGTAGTGTGGAGAAACTGCATGCCATTGACGGCACCGGTAATTTTTACGGAGGGAACCGGGAATACCCACACTGTATTGAACTGACTCTACCCTCTATGTTAAAACCAGTGGAGTGTGGCAAGATAACAGACAAGCCCTTTGAACCAGAGGTAGGTAAACTGTATGAGTTTAGTGACGATGAGGACTTTTCATGGGCTGCATTAGGAGTGTATAGGTTTATGCGTGACTTAGAGTATAGTGAAAGGTCATTGTTTTGTACCTCAGCACAGACATCCTATTTCTACTGTCGTCCTATACCAGTAGATAGACGACCTAAATGGGGAGAATAACATGATCACCGAGGGACTTGGGATAGGCTCGATTGCACTGCTTGTACTGTTCATATGGTGGACACTGGTGTTCTCCTTGTGGGCTGTAGGCTCATTCATACGTATAGGTACTGGATACCTATGGCACACTGATAAGATACAGCTATGGGCTAGTAAGATAGCTAAGGAGTCCTCCCTTAATGGGTGTATCCGGGTGCTGAACAGGTATGACATAGGTGACACGTACATACTAGGCTCAGTCATGTGTGGGATGGCACTTGCTGTAATGCAAGGCTTCTTCTCACGCTACATTAATTGGATTGAAGTAGCACAAACCTTTCACGTGTTAGGGTATGGCGTACTGCTATGGCTGTGTTGGCTGATAGCTAAGGCCATACGTGATGGTTAAACTTGAGATAGATGTGTCTGATGTAAACGACCAGTCCTTATACGAATTACAATCCATACTACAAGGCATGGGGTATGGTACGTCAGCTATCAACGATATAATAACCAATAGATTTTCAGACTATCTGTTTATACCAGTAGATGAGGGTGGGTACAAACATCTTTCTCGTGGTGGATCACAGTATGGTAGGACTGGTGGGCCTTGGCAATATATACCCGTACCATTTAAGGCTGTGATGGAGGTGCTAACTGTATGACTGGACTAACAGTAGCTATAGTTAACCTCACTAAGGCTGAGTCTGCCATTGCACAACGGTTACTTGTAGGGGTAGGCATACATTGGTGGAACAAGCGACCTATAGCACAGCCAGTAGCAGCTATAAGTTATGTACGTGTTAATCATGGTGAGATAATGAGTCTTGGTGCATACCCTCGAACACTTGAGGAAATGAACCCAGAAATTACAACCCTAACATTAAAGCAATTACAAGAGGTAGTAGGTGATGTCTGAAATATTAGTGGGTGCAGACCCTGAACTGTTTGTTAAGGATGCAGCTGGCAACATGTCTGCTGCTATTGGTAAGATAGGTGGTAGTAAGCAGTCACCTCGTGCTTGTAAGCTAGGTGCATTACAAGAGGACAACGTGCTAGCTGAGTATAACATTGACCCAGCACATAGTGTACAAGAGTGGCTCACTAACAATCACACTGTACGTAATGAGTTAGACGTGGTGCTTAAGCCACATGCTCTATCCACTGTGGTTGAGAGTTCACATGAATTCACACAGGCACAGCTAGTAGGGTGGGGTGAGCAAGCGTTGCAGTTTGGCTGTGACCCTGACTACAATGCATACACAATGAAGCGTAACGCCAGCCCTGACCCATACCAAGTACTACGTACTGCGGGTGGACACATACATGTTGGGTATAACAAGCCCAATGAAGAAACAAACAGCAAGATCATACGAGCTATGGATCTACATCTAGGCTTACCTTCTATCCTTATGGATGGTGATGCACGTAGACGTGAGTTGTATGGTAATGCTGGTGCATTCAGACACAAGGTGTATGGTGTGGAGTACCGTTCACTCAGTAACTTCTGGCTTAGCTCTAGTACCTTAATGGAGTGGGTGTATAACAACACCATCACAGCAGCTACAACATTCAACAATGCAGTGAGTGATGCTGATGCTAGGCTTATTGTTCAGGCTATCAACACAAACAACAAGACATTAGCACAACAGTTGATAACTAAGTACAAGGTAGTTACGTTGTGATGTATATAATGGCACCTTACCCCTCTATACCCGAGGCGAGAGAGTTAATTAAAGGGATTAAAGAACCTATCGGTGGTATTATTGATCCTGAAAATAATGATGCACCTTATGTATATGTAAATTTTAATAATAGAACCGCAGGCTTCGCAATGCCTCATAGTCAAGTAGGTGAGACAGGCACAGAGGTTACATGGGAGCAATTTAAACAGGCACTAACAGGAGGATAGTATGGTTAAGGTAGTGTACACTGAGGTTAAGCCTCCGGCTGACCCACTCAATGTAGTGAAGGCACTGTTAGATAATCTAAAGGTAGCTAACAGAAGTGCGTGGTTAGGGCACATAAAAAATAACAGGCCCACAGGAAGGTACATATTTTTATGGATAGATGGTAATGTAAGTGTATCACATGGGAGTGGTAGACATATTGAGCCTGCAAGTGTACTTGTACCCTGTGATCAGTTCGTTAAAGCATTAGGAATAGAGGAGGCTATATGAGACCAAGTAGTATGTCAAGAGAGGACATATCCCGTACCTATGGACGTGGGTTCATTGGGATTGTTAGTAAGGATGGTAGTAAGGTAGTACCTGCACGTGTACTTGAACCAGTAGGTACCAACCGTGTTATCGTTGAGTATGAGGGTGTTGCAGAAGAGGTAGCACTAGCTGATAGTAAGCTAACCTTTGATCATCCTGATAGTATGATGGTGAACCTAGGTAAAGGGGTAGCTTGGGTTGAGCGTATGCCTCAGCGGCAGTGGCACCGTGGTATCATGGCTAACTTACTGCATATCACACAGCTACAGGGCAGAGCAATAAGAGGTGATGATGTGATTGCACCCTTACTTGCACCTGAGTATGTGTCTATTGATCAGGCCAAGCAAGAGGGTGGTGCTATATCCAAGAACTTTGCTATAGTCAAGCGACCTACATACCAGAACTATGTGGTATACATGCGTGATGTTATAGTAGGTGAGGTGATAAGCAGCCGCATATCAATCCCTGATCCACAGGTTAAACGTAGCTTTGATGAAGAGGTATTATAATGGGAACAGTCGCAGAATATTTTGGAATAGCTAGTCTTAAGAACCCCTTATGTATAGGGGTAGAGGTGGAACTGGAGGGTGCAGATGTGTCTCGTATGCCAGAGTCACGACACCTGTCTTATGTGGGTGATCCATCCCTTCGTAATGATGGCATTGAGATAGTATTCAACGGGCCTAAGGGGCCAAAGAATATAGAGCAAGCATTGATAGACCTCCGAGCTGCTCTCACGTCACAGGTCTTCAACATATCTGAACGTACATCAGTGCATGTACACATCAACGCTCGTAACTTAACCGAGCAACAGGTAGCTACACTGCTTGCTGTGTATACAGTAACAGAGTCAGCCTTATACAGTATGTGTGGTAAGGACAGATATGATAACATCTACTGCCCCGGCTTAACCAATGCAGCACACTTACTCCGTACGATACGTGATTTTTATAAGCAAAAAGATTTTGCAGTACTACGGCGGTGGCCTAAGTACACAGGCATTAACCTATCAAGGATAGGTGACCTAGGTACAGTTGAGTTCCGTATGCATGAGGGTACAGCTGACATAGCACGTATCAGACTATGGATTGATGTGATCAGTCGGCTACGTAGTGGATCGTTAACCTTTAGCTCACCTGAAGAGGTGCTAGCATTTGCACAGAGTTCACCAGCTGAGCGTGTTATAAGACACGTCTATGGTAATGATTTAGTAGGGCCTATGTGTGTATCAGGTGACTACCATGATAAGTTTCATAATAACGTCATGAACCTAGTACACTCACTACCTCGTGAACAGTACAAGCCTGAACGTGTGGAAGGTATGTCTGCGTTCGATGGTGCAACAGAGGAGCAGATAGAAGCACTGCAATTGTTAGCTGCCATGAGGGCAGAGGCATCAGATACACCACCACCACCAGTCAGAGGATAGCATATGTGTGGAATAGTAGGAGTAGTAGGTACGTTAGCATTGAAAGACAAGACAGCATTCAAGGAGTTACTGATAGCTGACACGATAAGGGGGCCACATAGTACCGGTGTATGTGCTATTGATGGGGACAAACGGCTAGTGTATAAGCAAGCAGTGTCTGCAAGTGAGTTCATATCACAAGGTACACTGGCTGAGATAACAGGGTACAAGTACCACACCACTGCATTCATTGGACACAATAGGTTTGCTAGCAGGGGTATAATATCTAACGCTAATGCACACCCATTCTGTTCAGATCATATAACACTGGTACATAACGGTACGTTAACAAACCACTACAGCCTTGACCATGATGCTGATGTAGATAGCGAAGCAATCACTAACTACATGTCAGAGCATGGGGTTGTAGACACGGCTAAGGAACTAAGAGGTACCTTTGCACTGGTCTGGCATGATGCAGACCGTAGCACTATTAACTTCTTGCGTAATGAGTTCAAGCCATTACATATAGCTATCACTGCTAGTAATATATACTGGGCATCAGAGGCAGACATGCTGCGCTGGGTGTTAGGTCGTAATGATATAGAGATCAAGGAGATCTTTAAGTTACCGGCAGGTGAGCACCTTGAGATACCCTCAGCATGGGAGCTAGGTAAGTGGCCTATCATGACTAAGGAAATGCTATTGGAGGCAGCTACTACTGTAGAACTAGCCCCAAAGTACAGTGGGCAGTCGGTATGGAACAATCGTGGTGGCAATACATACCAAACTCATGGGACTGGTAAGAAAAATGATACTGCCCTAGAAACAGAAGAGGTTGACTTCGTTGTTAACTATAGTACCGATGGTTACTGGGGGTGTACTGATTTAGACACTGGCAGGACCTATGAGATTTCACGTGTTGCTGTGCCTGAACTACAGGTAGGTAAGATGTACTCAGGAACTATGGTTAACAGGGCTACAGGGTTTATATCTGGCTTTGGTATTGAAGAGATACTGGCTAGTGGTGACCCGTCAACAGGGTACAATGATGACATCCCTTTTGATGCTGATGATATGCTTGATGATGAGGTGATAGTGATAGATCATGATGCAGTTACACTTGGTAACTTAAAGAAACTTATTAAGGATGGGTGTGCATATTGCAGCCACCCTATGTCAATGGAGGAGGCACTTGATGGTAAGTTCTCCCCTTATGGGCTAATGCATGACAGGTGCTATGACATATACCTTGAAGAGTGGATAGAAGAGGAGGATAAGAAAGATGACACAACACACTGATGCAGTTAAATTTGCTGTGTTTCTGGAAGAGAATAACTTAACTACTGAGTTTGTTAAGGCATTCCTTACTTATCAGTATAGGAAACTATCGCTGGAAGAGCTACTAGCTCGTGCAGATTCTAGTAGATTTATAGACGCTGCATTCACTTGGAGTGAAACAGCACAAGGGCATAACTATTGGCAAGACCTGCAAACTAATTGGAGAGAGAAGCTTAATCATGGCTAGATTATTTATACTGCCATACAAGGCAGGTAGTGCTAGTGCTAAGGCACTGGCTGAACGACTAGGTGTACGTAGACTTAAGCTGACAGGCTCTAGCTATGTACCTAGACGTGGTGATATCATTGTGAACTGGGGTAACAGCGATGTAGAGCAGACCACTTATGATGCACCGCAATTCTTTAACCCACCTACTGCTATATCAAGGGCGTCAGATAAGGTACGTGCATTTTTATCTATGCAGACTGGAGAGGTTAGTATACCAGACTTTACAGTAGAGCGTGCTGTTGCTCAGCGATGGGCTGATGCTGGTAGTACAGTAGTAGTACGCCACCTAACTAGAGGGTCAGAGGGTAGAGGTATTGAGATCGTTAACCCTAATGGGCATGTACCTACTGCTCCCTTGTACGTTAAGTACATCAAGAAGCAGAATGAGTACCGTACTCATGTGTTTGCAGGTGAGGTGATAGATACTCAGCGTAAGGCTAGACGTAATGATATACCTGATAGTCAGGTTAACTGGCAGGTACGTAACCATAACAACGGATTCATATTTGCACGAGAAGGCGTACAACAGGACGAGCGCAGAGACCAGCTAGCTATAGCTGCATGCCAGTCACTAGGTCTACACTTTGGTGCAGTGGATATTATATACAATGAGAACAGTAACAACTACTACGTGTTGGAAGTAAACACAGCTCCGGGTCTTGTCGGCACAACCCTTGAAAATTATGCACAAAAAATCGAAGCAATACGAGGAAATAATCATGGCTAGAGTACAAGCATACGGCGCAACGGTATCAGTAGGAGTGGCAGGGCTTAGCAGTAACTGCGGAGCTAATCTTATCTCAAGTTTTAATGGTGGACAGAAGTCACTGAGTGATAAGAAGCGTGCAGATATCTACGACCTGCTGATGATAGATGTAATCAAAGAAGGCAGAGACTTCGGTCTACTGGTAGCTAGTGGTGTTACAACAAAGTCCAAGAAAGATGATGGATGGACACCAGCTAAGACAGGCTACCCTACACTTGAAGAGTTCTGTGATCACCACGGTTTCACCAGCAGTGAGGCAGCACACAATAACAACAGTAGTAATGATATCCGTAGCTGGACACTGGCACTTAGTCAGGTAGAGGAGGATGGTAAGATCAAACAATTTCAAGTGTCACCTCCCGATATGGGTGACTATGATCCAGCTGCTGAGAAGAAGGCTGAGCAAGAAGAGGCTCTTAAACTTCTGGCAGCCATGGCAGCAGAGGCCCGTAAGTAATGACACAGGTCGCAGTATACGGTAGCTTACGTCAGGGTATGGGTAACCACCCACTACTGGCATCGGCTACGTTACTAGGTACTAGTACAGTACAGTTACCTTTCACTATGGTAAGCCTTGGGGCATTCCCTGCCCTACTACAAGCAGGTGAACTACACAACATCACTGTTGAAACATATGAGGTAGATGATACTACCTTTGAGAGGCTGGACTATCTCGAAGGATACCCTAACTTCTATGACAGGGTGTTTGATCTACCTGCACTACCTTCTACATGGATCTACTTCATGAGAGATTATAGAGGAGATCCAGCTGAGGTGTTCAGTGGTGACTGGGTAGAGTACTGTGGCTACCATTAGATATATTGGGTGCCCTACTAGTGATGCATCTAGAGCTATAAGCATTAGTGTCAAGGAGTCACGAGTTCGTCACAATAAAGGATACAGAAACAATTCCTCGGATAACCTTATGATGATAGATCTTAAGGATAGCAAAGCCTTTAGTTACCACTCAGGACTTGTAGCTGCGGGAGACAGTAGGTTTATGCTTGTGACTGAACAACAGTTTGCTCAAGCTTTATTTGGAAGAGATACTATAATAGTATAGATATATATATAATACTACCGTAGGTAGTATATATATAATATATATTATAATATAGAGAGGTATATATGTCAAGTATAGACAATGTAAATTATGTATATTGTCCTGAATGTGGGGACAATGTTGAAGCTGATGAAGAAGGTAACCGCTTATGTGAGCATGGTGAGCAAGATGTAGGAGGAGAGTTCACCTATTCTGATGGTACACTACGTGAGTTAAACTTCAATGAGTAGCTACGTACGTATAGAGTGTGAAACTTCTAGGGCAGACAGAATGTGTACTGCCTTACGTACAAGATTCAGGTGCAAGGGGGGAAGTTGGTCTACTAGGGCTGGTGGGGTACTTGGTATGTATTCATCCGACAACGCACCAGGTCTTAACTTCTATGCTTGTAGTGGATACCCTCAATCAGCCATTAGGGTGCCAGTTAAGGAATTCCTTAAGGCACTAGCATCAGAGGACTTACTATAATGTTTGTCACAGCTAAGACTAAACAAAGTATGAGGTTAATACCTATGTTTGTGAATGCACTATCTCTAAACTATGAGACTGGTTACGACAATGGACAGGGGTACATCTGGATTGACCTAGTTAACGCAGAGATAGGTTCGCAGGATATCCCTGACGATGATGATATAGTTATTAGTATCACACACATGAGGAGGGCAGCAGGAATATGAGCTACTCCTATATTACATTTGAATCAACTACACCACGTGATGACGTTAAGGCTGTAGCCAAGGTGCTTAATCTAAAATATAATTCCCCTCAGCAGGGGAGCTTTGTATTCATACCATTAAAGGGTGTGTGTGCAACTCATACAGTAGGTGTAATACCCGATCCTCTCCGAGCAGACTTTGTTCTGCCTCGGGAAAGAGTATTTGAGCTTCTAGGCATATGATGTTATCTCTACCTACCCCTCCCCTTGGGGTAACTCTACGTATTGAGTGTCCTTATTGTGGTGGTACTGGTACTATGGCAGTCACCAATGATGGTGGTATACTAAGATTCTTTTGTCATAGGGCAGCATGCCACAAGGGAGGGTCAACCCTGTCAGATGGTAGCATGGTAGAGGTTAAGAAACAATCAACAGCTAGACCAATGATGTTGGAAGCTATACCTAAGTGGATAGAGTTACCACCTCTACCAGTAGGGTGTATGTATGATGCTGCATCTATGCGTATAGCTATACCTATTCGTGATTACTTTGGTAGTAGGATAGGGTGGGTACTGCGTTGGTTCCCTCAAGTAGGGATAAGACTACGTGGAGCTAAGGCATACAACCGTATGGATGATGAGCTATCTACACTGATGTCATGGTATGGAGACAGAGGACGTACACGTGTGATGGTGGTAGAGGATATACCTAGTGCCTATGTAGCTAGTGAGTACATGGATTCAGTATGTATCCTTGGCACTGCACTATCAATTGATAAGCTAAGGTACATGCTTAAGGTAGGTGTGAAGGAGGTAGTGATTGCTCTTGATGAGGACGCTACAGCTAAGGCATTCTCTACTGCGCAGAGAGTTAGCATTCTATTTGATAAGCTAACAGTCCAACCATTAATGAAGGACATAAAAGATATGAACAAAAAAGAACTTGACAAATTATTCAAAGGTGTGTTACAATGCAAATCGCAGTAATAGGACTAACAACCGATATACGTAGAATATCTGGTATGCTTGATATAACATATCGTGCTGACGCTGAGCGTAAGTATTCCGCTATGTATTATAACAATGACGACAGGTTCATAATGCGTACTAGGAACTGGAATACACACTGGACAGCTGCTACTATGAGGGGACTGATGGACGGATTTGGTGATGCTCATGCCAGAGAGTCTTGGATATTCCTTGATGCAGCTACCACACTAAAATTTCTAGAGGAGCAGTGACATGGCACCGAGTATATGGATTAAAGCTAACACCACTCAGGCTAGACAAATAGGTGTACTTCTGTGGAATATGTCAGAGCTAAAGGGTATACAGAGCAACACAGTTTGGCTACGTGTAGAGCTGAAGTATCACTATTGTTATAGTAACGTGCAAGATACTGATATAGCACAAGCTATCAAAAACCCTGTCTTTCTTGAGGCAGACCAGGTTATTAATTATTTAGGAGGTGTAGCATGAGTTTAAAATCATGGTATAAAGCACGACAAGTGAAGAGTGAAGCTAAGAAGGCTGCACATGTTGAAGCTGAAAGGGTACTGGCTGAACAGGCCAGCGCTAGAGTTGACAAGTGGATGGCAGAGTACCGACAAGAACGTGATAGAGAGGTACGTATGAGAGCAGAAGATCCTGCGTATGATGCACTGTGTACAAGTATAGAGAACAGGAGAGCAAGCACATACACAACAGTTAAGAATACTGATGGTGATACATTGTTACTCTTGGGTGTAGGTGTCTTGACAGGCGGTCTACTGTTTTAAGACTTAAAGGAGAGTAAATGAACGTAGAGCTAAAGGTTATAAGCGCTATGATCAGTAGCAAGGCAGCCTATAGTGAGGTAGCACGGTTAATGAGGGATGGGCAAGACTTCACGGAAGGAGCACAGGTTGTAGTAGATGCTATCATACGCTACTATGAGAATGATTCATACGCACCGAACGTAGACATAGAGTTACTGTTGTCTGCGCTAGGGAGGTCACACCCTAAGCAGGTAGATCTCTTTGCTGATATGCTGTCAGAGGTTACTGATGTATCAGTGCCTAATGTACTGGATGATTTCAGACAGACAAGGATAGAACAAGGTAGACGCAGACTTGCTGAGGCTTGCCTTGCTAACGATGAAGGGAAGATAGATGAAGCACAGGACTACCTAAGCAGGCTTGATGAAACTAACGAGGAAGAGGACACGCACCTGTACATAGCAGAGGATATTGAATCTGTACTCAACGCATTCAAGCGTGAGAATCTCATACGTATCTATCCTGAATCAATCAACAAGGTACTTGAGGGAGGTGTAGTACCCGGTACTATGGCAGCAGTGTATGCTATCACTGAGGTAGGTAAGACTTTGTTCACCATCAACATGGCATGTGGTCTGTTACATGATGGGCGTAGTGTGCTATACTGTGGCAATGAGGACGCTGCAAAGATTATGCTTGGTAGATTCTATGCTAGGCTATCAGGTATGACTAGACAGGAGATGCTAATCAACCCCGAGAGGGCACGTGAGCGTGCTTTTGCTAATGGGTATGCTAACCTAGTGTTCAAGTACATGCTACCCGGCACCCTGCGTGAGGTGGCTCACCTAGTGGAGAAGTATCAGCCTGAGGTACTGATCATAGATCAGATGGCTAACATGGAGACACCCACAGCCTTCACTAAGGTGGAGAAGAATGAGTTCTTAGCTACAAGGTTTCGTACAATGACAGGTAAGTATAATCTATTTACTATCATAGTACACCAAGCTAGTGACTCTGCATCAGGTAAGGCTATACTTGAAAAGAATGATATGTTCTATAGTAACATAGCTATACAAGGTACACTTGATATTATGTTTGGTATAGGTATGGATGACAGTATGGAGCCTATGAATAAGAGGATGATAACTATGACAAAAAACAAACTAACATCTAACCATAGCCCTATCTTGGTTAATGTAGATCCACATTTATCCAGAGTGTTTGATTAGCATGGCTAGACATGGAGTACAACAGCAGCTTGCTGTGTTCCTTGATGAATACAATTTAACCGAGGACTATATAAAGCTATACTTTAAACAAGCGCATGAGCCTGACTTTGAAGGCTACTTAGATGCAAGTTACAGGATGAATCTTGTGGGGAGCCTCATGTTTGGGCTTAGGGATGAGGAGTTACTTACTTGGACAGGCGTCGACGGACTATGGCGGGCACGGTGTGATGAGCTATTTCCACCTGAGGAACCTACCTTTACATGGGCAGGTGTCACTCCTACTGCGTGGGTTGTTGACGATGCATCAACAGAGGAAGTTGTTGTGAACCCTGCGTCAGAGATAAATATGCCAGACCCTGTAGCAGAAGATAGAAGGAGAGGATGGAGGGAGGTAGTAGATGACATATGGACTGAGTTATTATAGGAGGATAAGTGCAAGAACTATACGAGAGGATATTCAACAGTGATAACTTCTTAGTACTAGACTTCGAGACTACAAACAAGGACCATGGATCAGCATTACACCCTGACAATAGCTTAGTGCTAGGGGTATGGTGGGTAAATGGTGGTGACTTAGTGACACTCAGAGCTAATGAGTATGGCATGGGTAAGCTGTTAGAGGCTATCGATAAGGTAGACTTCATAGTAGCACACAACACTAAGTTTGAATTGCAATGGCTTAAACGTATGGGGGTTGACCTCACTAACATCGTAGCTTGGGACACTATGTTAGGTGAGATAGTCTTACATGGTAACATTAAACAACCTCTCAATCTAGGTAGTGTGGCTGGTAGGTACGGGTTCCCTGTTAAAGAACCATTCATTGACATGTGTATTAAGCATGGGGTGTGTCCTAGTACTCTTCCTGAATCATTACTGACTAGACGTTGCCAGTATGACGTGGCTGTTACTGCCTTGGTGTTCAAGGCTCAGCGTGCAGCTATAGTACAGTCAGGTAAACTACCTGTCATGTACACACGATGCATTACTACTCCATTCTTAGCTGACATAGAAGCCAACGGTATGGTGCTTGATGGTAAGAAAGTGTACAAGGAGTATGCAGATACAGTCTCAGAGCTAACAGCATTAGACGATGAGTTACATGAGATCACAGGAGGTATCAACCTAGGCTCACCCTTGCAGAAGGCTGAGTATATCTATGATACCCTTGGTATAAAGCCCCTTATGAAGGGCAAGAAGTTAATCACTACGGACAAAGGTGGGCGTCCTACTGACGCAGACACTATTGATAAACTAAAGCCAACACTTAAAAAACAAAAGGACTTCCTTAATAAGCTTAGGCGTAGGACATACCTAAGTCAGAGAATATCTAAGTCATTGAAGAGTTACATGGCATGTGTGGATGCAGGTGAGTTGTTGTATGCTAACCTACACCAGACACGTACCGTTACACATAGGCTTAGCTCCACTGGTAGGAAGTATTCAGTACAATTTCAGAACCAAGCACGTGACCTTAAGCCACTGTTTACATCACGCTATGCGGATGATGGCTGGTTAATAGGCGAGATAGATGGTGCACAATTAGAGTTCAGGGTTGCTGCATTCTTAGGTAACGATGCTGTAGCTAAGGAAGACATAGCTAACGATGTAGATGTTCATATGTTTACAGCCAGTGAGATAACTAAGGCAGGGCAGCCTACAGATAGACAGGGAGCTAAGGCCCATACATTTAAACCATTGTTTCATGGTACGTCAGGCACTAAGGCAGAGAAGGCATACTACGAAGCCTTTAGAAAGAAATATAAAGGCATCACAGATGCACAAACTAAATGGAAGTACTCAGCGGTACAGACAGGCAAGGTAAGGATACCATCAGGGTTAGAGTTCTTCTTCCCCGGTACTAGGCTGTTAGGTAATGGTTACATCACTAACTCAACAAAGATATGTAACTACCCAGTACAGTCATTTGCCACAGCTGACATCATACCTATAGCACTGGTATACATGTGGAAAGAGATGAAGAGACAGAAGCTTAAGTCATTCATCGTTAATACAATACATGACAGTGGTGTGTGTGAGGTACACCCAGAAGAAATACAAATTCTTTACAAAATAGGTCTTGATTGTTTCACCACAAAGGTGTATAATTACCTATATGATGTGTATGGGGTAGAGTTTGATGTCCCATTAGGTGTAGGCTACAAAGTTGGCACACACTGGACATTAGGTGAAGAGATTAAAGATCAGATAGATCCCCCACAACGAGGATAGTATATGCAAGTAACAGGAGTATTAACTCAGATCCATGCATCACCCTACGGTAACAAGATGATGTACCGTGTTGAGGTGAATGGACAGCAGTATGGTATGGGTGAGACTAACCCTACCCAGTTCGGAGTAGTTGAAGGTGGCATGGTTACCTTTGATGCAGTACAGAAAGGTAAGTTTGTTAATGTAACTATAGGCACACTAGCACCAGCAGGCGTGGGAGCAGAGCCAACACAGGCACCGGTACAGCAAGCAGCACCACAGGCCAGCGGTGGTGGTTTAACTAGAGATCAGTACTGGTCTAACAAGGAAGCACGTGACCTAGTTGTACAGATTAGCATTCAGTTCCAAGCATCGCGTAACTCAGCCATTGCAGCAGCAGAGGCTATGCTACAGTCAGGTGCATTCACCTTCCCAGCTAGTGCTAAGGCAGCAGCTAAGTATGATATGATGCTAGCGTTGATTGATCAACTATCTGATAGGTTCTATCTACAGACACTGGCAGTAGCAGAGGCAGGCGGTGTCACTACTGAGGAAGCAGTGGTAGGTCAGGTAGAAGGGCAGCAGTTCCAGTGAGTGCTCACGATTATGAGAAACCTACTGGAAACAAACGCCACAACCCCCGTATAATACGTACGGGCTGGTTTAAAAAGGAAGTGGTAATGGTACTCCAAGAGGAAGTTCACGTGAAGGGGGAACTACCAGACAGCCAAGGCTATAACTGTGGCTACCAGTATGATAAAGTTATATGGAGAGATGTACAATATGCATGCACTAATTGATGCAGACAGTGCTATCTTTAAGGCAGGCTGTGCTAATGAGGTAAGGGAGTACCTCGTGCAGGCTAAGGATCATGATGGAGTAGAGTCATTCAAGTACAAGAAGGATCTTGATGCGTACATAGACGGAGATGAGACACTTGAATGGGAGAAGACTAAGACAGCTGGGCCACTACGTGACTCACTATCTAACCTTAAGCACATCATTAATAAGATAGCCAATAACCCTAGGTTCTCCTCATATGAGGTGTTTATAGCAGGGGAGGGTAACTTCCGTAAGGAGTTAGTTGACTACTACAAGAAGGATAGAGATCCTTTTTCAATACCTTTACACTATGACCAGCTACATGCTTACCTACGTAGGAAGTATAATGCTGTTGTTGTAAATGGGGAGGAGGTAGATGATAGGGTATCTATCCTATGCTACCAGAATCCCTTAACACATGTGATATGTAGCATAGACAAGGACTTAGACAACACACCGGGCTTTCATTATAACCCTGATAAGGATGAGTTCTACTATGTAGACCCACAGACAGCAGACTACCTGTTCTATAGGCAGATGCTAACAGGGGATGGAGTAGATAGTATACCGGGACTACCGGGTATAGGTATTAAGAAAGCAGAGCCTATACTAGCAGATGCAGAGTCATTGGAGGACATGTGTAAGACAGTGTATGATGCATACGTAGCTAAGGGCTATGACTATGATTACTTTGTTGAACAAGGGAGATTACTATGGATGCGAAGAGAAGAGGGAGAGATGTGGGTACCTCCACTAAGCCTGCGGCAGTCATTAGAATTGAGACAGCCCCGACATGAAGCGTGATCTAAGACACAAGGCTTTAACTGAAGAGTTTTTAAACTTACCCGAGGACGACCAGTACGGAGCTAGGATAATGTATGGCAGTGAGGCTAAGGCTGTCAGTGCCTACATAGCCAACACTCGGGGATCATATGGATTACCTTACAATGAAACACCAAAAGAAAGGCAGAAGCAAGTTTGAGGATACTCTCATTAAACGACTTAAGGGGTGTGAATATGAGCCATACAGACTCACCTACACCTCCGAGCGTACTTATCTTGTTGATTTTGTTCCTGTTTGTGATGAGTCAATTCTTATAGAAGCTAAGGGCAGGTTCAGAAGCAGTGAGGAAGCACGTAAGTACGTGGATATACAGAAGAGTCACCCAGATAAGGAGATAGTATTTATATTCATGGCACCTAAACAACCCATGCCTCATGCTAAGCGCAGGAAGGATGGTACTAAGATGTCACATGGGGAGTGGGCTGATAAGAATGGCTTCAAGTACTACGAACTAAGTAGCCTTCCATTAGAATGGAGAAAGAAATGAGTGAAGGTACATATGTAATTAAAGAGTTGATATGCTGTGAGACGGGTAAGTATGTAACAGGTGGATGCTTTCATGACCACTGTAAAGGCCCAAAGCGTGTGAAAAAGAAAGGAGCTAAGGATGTACACACTAACAAAGCATGAGGTATACCACATCATGCATGTATTGAATTCCATACTGTCTGTGATACGTGAGGATATTGATAACGTTGATGAGACTATAGGAAGAGAAGAGATAGAGCAGTCAGTAGAGATACTGGAAGCTTTAGTAGAGAGGAGTGAAGGATGATAGCATACTATGCTCATGCCATAAACATATACAATACACCAGCTGAGGCTAGAGATGTTGACACTATCTCACAGCTAGGCTTTGATGTACTCAACCCAAATGCACTCAAGCATGATGTAGGCTATAAGGCACAGGGGTTTGGTTACTTCCTTGGATTGGTGGACACCGTTGATTGTGTGGTATTTAAGGCATTGCCTGATGGTTCCATAAGTTCTGGAGTGGCATTGGAGATTCAACATGCCATAGCTAGACACATACCAGTGATAGAGATTCCTAGTTCTATTGGTAGACGCACACTGGACAAGGCAGCTACTCGCGCTTACTTGGAGGAGGTAGGATATAGATGAAACATTTATTTGTGCCGGATTGTCAGGTCAGACCGGGTGTTCCACTGGATCACCTGCATGCACTAGGTAATTATATAGTAAAGAAGAAGCCTGATGTTATTGTAATGATAGGTGACTTTGCTGACATGCCTAGTCTTAACAGCTTTGACAAGGCTGGCTCTAGACAGTTCGAGGGCAAGAGATATAAGGATGACATAGCATGGGTACACCTAGCTATGGACATACTACTAGCACCTCTAGCTAAGTACAATGAGAAGAGACGTAAGGACAGGAAGAAGCAGTACCATCCACGTATGGTGATGACACTGGGTAACCATGAGCAACGCATACAGCGTGCCATAGATAGCAATCCTACTCACCTAGAGGGTATCATTAGCATGGATGATCTCAGGTACAAGGAGTTTGGATGGGAAGTACATGACTTCTTAAACGTGGTCAGTATAGATGGAGTAGCATACTCACATTACTTCTTAAATCCTAATAGTGCATCACCTAGACCAGTAGCAGGGCAGGCTAACACCAAGCTTAACAACTTGAAAACAACCTTCGTACAGGGCCATACACAGACACTTCAATATGGTGTATCTTATGATGCAATAGGCACACCTATACATGGTATAGTAGCAGGTGCATTCTATATGCATGATGAGGATTACCTTGGACCACAGCAGAATAGACAGCATTGGAGAGGGGTAGTCATGCTTGAAGATGTAGTAGATGGAGACTATGACCCAAGCTTTGTTAGACTAGAATCTTTGCTTAAACATTATGGCTAATAATTATGGAGAAATACATGACAAACAAAGTAGTAGAACTAAAGAGCAAGACTAAGCAGCAGAAGGAAGAGGCATTAGCAGCTGTGAAGTTTGCAATGGAGGCAGAGGAGCCTTACGTGTTTATATCTGGTAACGGTGATAGAGTTATAGACGGTAGGGTAGGTGATTTAATCTGGATGGTAGAGAAGTTCAAGCTTGAACTATTAGCAGGATCAATGGCACACCTACAAGAGGAGTAAGAATGGATAGCTATCAAGAATTCATAGCAAAGAGTAGGTATGCTAGATGGATAGAGGAGATTAATGAGAGGGAAGATTGGGGAGATACAGTACGTAGATACACCTCTTACATGCACGGACAAGCAGGTAAACATGGGATAAAGATTGATGAGTATCCTTGGGATGAAATATATAATGCCATATATAACTTAGAAGTTATGCCCTCTATGAGGTGCCTGATGACAGCAGGCCCTGCCTTAGACAGGGACAATGTAGCTGGTTACAACTGTGCGTATGCCCCAATAGATAACGTCAGATTCTTTGACGAGATGGTATACATATTAATGTGTGGAGTAGGAGTAGGGTTCAGTGTTGAAGACAGATATATTAGTAAGCTACCGCAAGTGGCAGATGAGTTCAACGAATCAACAGAAACAATTACAGTTAGCGATACGAAACGTGGATGGGCTATTGGAGTCCGCCAACTCATACATAGCCTATATCAGGGAGGAGTCCCCGACTGGGACTTTAGCAAAATCAGGCCCGCAGGTACTAAGCTTAAAACTTTTGGAGGACGTGCATCAGGCCCAGAACCTCTTGAAAGACTCTTTAGATTCTCTATTGACCTATTCAGGCGGGCAGCTGGACGCAAGCTAACAAGCCTTGAGTGCCATGACCTAGCATGTTACATAGCTATGGTAGTGGAAGCAGGAGGTGTGCGTAGAAGCGCAACCATATCACTATCAGACCCCGGTGACTGGCAACTAGCAGGAGCTAAGTCAGGTAACTGGAGAGATACAAACCAACAACGGACGATGGCCAACAACTCAGCAGTATACGTTGCTAGACCACCACTTCATACCTTTATGAAAGAGGGGTTAAGCTTATATGACTCACATTCAGGAGAGAGAGGCTTTATTTCGAGAGCTGCTGGACAATCACAAGCAGCCAGAAATGGACGTAGAGATGCTACTTACGACTTTGGAGTCAATCCTTGCGCAGAGATCCTTCTCAGGCCCAACCAATTCTGTAACCTATCAGAGGCAGTTGTTAGAGCTGGCGATAGCTTTAAAGATCTTAAACGTAAGGTTAGAATCGCTACCATTATCGGAACTATTCAATCAACGCTCACAGATTTTAGATACATCAGACCAATCTGGAAGCACAACACAGAAGAAGAGAGACTCTTAGGCGTTAGCCTTACAGGTATCTTTGATCATGAGATACTAGGTAGCACAGCCGCCGAAGGTTGGCTATGGGATCTCAAGGAGGTGGCAATTGAAACAAATAAAGAATGGGCAGATAGGCTCGGCATACAGCAATCAACTGCAATCACTACTGTTAAGCCTAGTGGCACTGTTAGTCAGCTTGTGGACTCTGCTAGTGGCATTCATCCACGTTATGCACATCACTATATTCGTCGTGTTCGTATATCTGCCAACGACCCTATGGGAGAATTCATGCAGGCTCAAGGAGTACCTTGTGAAGAAGCTGAAGGAGCACCAGAGACACTAGTATTTAGTTTCCCTATAGCAGCACCCGAAGGTGCATTAACTACGGCTGATGTAGATCCTTTGGATCACTTAGATTTATGGAAGATATACCAAGATAACTGGTGTGAGCACAAGCCTAGTGTAACCATATCATACACAGATAAGAGTTACATAGATGTAATGGGCTGGTTATGGAAGAACTTTGATGAGTGTAGCGGTATTAGCTTACTGCCCTTTGAAGAGCACATCTATAAGCAAGCACCTTATGAGGAGATAACCTATGAACAGTATAAAGAGCTTAAGGCTGCAATGCCTGAGTCTATTGACTGGACTAAGCTGTCTGATTTTGAGAAAGAAGACACAACTACTGGCGCACAGACATTGGCATGTGTTTCAGGTGTGTGTGAGATCGTGGACCTAGCCTAATGGATCTTAGCTGTTTGTTATGCATAGCTTCTATTAGTATATCAGGGTCACTGGGTGTCCAGAGTAATGGAGATGTACCCTACCCAGACCAGAGTAACCACTATGGCACAATTATAGGAAACGTAAGCTTAACAATAGAGTTAGAGAATGGTTTGTTTGGGCGGATACGACACGAGTCCGGCGTCAATACTTTTGAGCAAGATAATGGGCTTAATGCAATAGAAGGTGGAATGAGAATATACCTATATGAGAGATAACCCCTCAATAACAAGCAGACATAAGACATATGAGCTTATGCTGCACGATAAGGACAAGCTACCAGTACTAGCATTCGGTAGTGCAGGTACAGGTAAGACATATGGTGCTGTGCAAGCAGCCCTAGCCGCACTTAATGAAGGGAGCATAGATAAGATCATAGTAACACGCCCTAATGTGTCGTTTGCAGACAAATCAGGCCACTTACCGGGCAGTGAGAGGGAGAAGATGGACCCTTGGATACGCCCAATCTTGCAGATACTGGCACAGTTAGGGTTAAACAGGGGACATATCAGTGATATGGAAAAACATGGTAGGTTAGTGTTCTATCCTCTTGAATTCATCCAAGGTATGACCTTTGATAATTCCTTTGTTATAGTAGATGAGTGTCAGAACATGTCTATTGACCAGTTACGTGTGATGTTACAGCGTATGGGTAGATATAGCAAGCTAGTACTGTGTGGTGACATAGCACAGGTTAGTCCTAGGTTCCACATGAGTGGCTTAGGTGAGTTTGTTGCTATGTGTGAGGAAGTAGAGTGTGACATACATATGATTGAGTTTGGTATTGATGATGTTGTACGTAGTAGACAGTGCAAGCACTGGATACAGAAGTTTGAAGAATGGGAGAAAGTAAATGGAACAAGATAACCCACTAGATAGACACCCACTCACAGTTATGTGGCGGGATGATGAGCGTAAGCTAGCTAAGACTGATGCAGAGGTTGAGCAATTAAAGACTGAGGGATTTGTAGTTAAGGATGCTGCCTATTGGCAGGCATTAAGAGAAGAGACAGAAGCAGCTAAGCGTAAGCTATTAGAAGAGGATACTGAATGACTACTCAACGTACACAATGGAAGAAGAAGTTTCTTGCAATAGAGAAGAACATGACAACTGTACTGGAACAGTATGACCGTGCATTAGGGTTACTCCTAGGTATGCAAGGTGTGTTCGGTGTAGATATCATGAAACAATACACAGTATGGTATGATGACCCTTCTCCAGAGAACAAAGAGCTAGTGAGGCAGCAGGTGCTGGTCTGGTTAGACAAGGGAGCTGAAGGTGACGAGGCGGTAGCTCACTGATGCGCGTAATATATGCTCCTATAACGGAGACCATACTGCATGTACTAGCAGAAGCTAAGCGTCAGGGCAGGGCAATTAGCCACATTGAAATTAATGAGCAAGAGGTAGCAAGTATGGCAATGCTTGGAACTGTAGCTGCAAATGGGTTACGCGCTGGAGACTCCTTTATGTTCAAGAACATCAACATAAGGGTCACGTGAGAATAGCAGTAGTAGGTAGCCGTGGTGTAGTAGAGGAGAAGTATGTTATTACCGCTATTGGTGACTACATAAACGACCTATCCCAGTACACATCGGCTATTACTATTATATCAGGAGGTGCAGAGGGAGTAGACTCTTATGCCAAGTCGTTTGCCAATGACCATGGCTATGATTTTATTTCTTTTGTTCCTATCTTTAAGCTGAGCAAGGGAATACCCTTCAGTATGGAACATTTCTTTGTACGCAATCGTCAGATTGTAGACAACTCAGATGCTGTGATAGCAGTATGGGACGGAGAATCCCGTGGTACTGCCTACACAATAGAGTATGCCAATCGTAGAGGTAAAGATGTCAGAATCTATAAAGTATAAGAAGTTTAAAAAAGTAATTATACCTCTATACCGTCAGGTACTGTATATAGGCATAGGGCCAGACATACTGGCTAAGAAGTTTAAGGTGCCGGGACTAGAGATAGCCCCAACACATGCAGGAGTTACTACATTTATAGAAGATGAGGAGGGTATGCGAGCATTCTGTGTATCCTTTGCTGAGATACCTGATTCAGAGGAGCTAGCCCACGAGGCTCTCCATGCTGCTTGGTATATACTGGAAGAAGTTGGAGTTGACGTGAGTGCTGACAATCATGAGGCACTAGCCTATCTTACTGGGTATATAGCAGGACAAATAGAGAGTATGCTTATATGATGACCTTAGAAGATATGGAAAAATATAAGAAGTGGCTGGATGAGGCAGCCTTAACACAAGAAGAAATAGATGCTAAGATCAAGACTATAACCGAGAACCTGCAAAGGGCGGGAATACTAGATAAGGATGGAGAAGTAATACCTATTCACATTACTCCTCATTATTAAAGAGGGGCTTTATGCCCCTTTACCTTTCTTAAACCCATTGTAACTCTTCACACCAAAGCTCACAGCTATTGATGTTAACATTCCCCACTGAAACCAGTCTGGAGTCTTAGCCAAGGCCTCAAACCCCGCCAATACCCTATCCGATTCCCCCAAGAAAGTCATCCATATCACCCCAATGAACGTCAGAGTCCAAGCCTCATCCTTCCAGCTCTTACTCATCTCACTTATACGTGATGTCTGTACTGTGTGGGCATTAGAGATGTTAGTCATCTTAACTTCGTGTTTGGCTTGCCGTTTCTCTCGCATGTTCTTAAACATATCCCCAGCAATACCACCAATTATACTAAATAATGGATTCATACCAGTCTCCTACGTCAAAGTTAGGACAAGTCTTATGTTTATCAAAGTCCCTGTGTCCATGTACTGTAGCTCCATAGCGTCCGTCTAAGCTCTTTACTAGCTTAGCTAGGCTATCCCATTGAATGTCAGTAAACATGTTCCTACCGACCATACAGATGCCAATACTCTCCCAATTGTACCCTCTACAGTGTGCTCCTATCTTACTTTCCTGTCTCCCTACCTCAATAGTCCCATCCCTACGTATCACATAGTGGTACCCTACGTCATTCCATCCCTTAGCTGTGTGCCAAGAACGTATCTCATTAACACCTATGTCCATAGACTCAGGTGTATCTGCTACATGTATGATAATCTTATTTATTGTTCTTGAATCTGTCATAAAGCTTTAACCCTCCCCATGTTATGTTCACCACCAGTAGCACCAGTGTGCCTACAATGATCCAATCACTGACTGGCATACCAAAGTACACCATACCTCCTAACCCATAGGTAACTGGGGTGGTCGTTACTACAATTGTATCTACTACATTGCTCATAACCTTTCCTCTAGGCGTCCTAGCAGGTCTGTTAAGACCTCACGTGTGCCCTCATCAGTTGTCTCCTGTAAGGAACTACGCAGTTCTGTGGCTAATAGAGCCATAGATGCAACATCCCCATTAAATATAGCCTGTCTAACTTCATGTCGTACTGCTTTGCCGCCGTCTGTGGCTATTATACCTATAGCATTAGTCACGCTCTGCCCTACTAGCACTCGCTTATCATCAGCAGTCTTGGCATTCTTGTCAATACTGTCTATTATAGGCTGTGAGCCACCTGTTATACTAGTGTAGTTAGCGTTACCAAACACCCTAACCATGTTGTTTAATGCTCTGGTTGAGTTTGGGTCTTCAACAAGCCTAACACCAGCTGTGGTAGTACCTGTTAGCCCTCCACCTGTGAGTGATACAGGCTCAGCAGCTAACCTAGCTACAATATATGTACCATCGTCTAGCTTAGATATGACATTGCTAGGATCTGCTGCTAGTGCATCAGACATAGCCTTCATATTAAGGAGTGTAGGCTTAAGATTCTTAACTTCAGTGTCGTTACCTAGCTGTGTGGATACATCTGATTGATTCAAGAATTCAGCTGCATCTGCAAGGTCTAGGTTACCTTTAAGTTTAGGGTTAATACCACCTACTAGTGCGTCTTTAACGTCAGGGGTAGCTGCACCGTCCCGCACCATTGATGCACGAAGGAAGTTCTGTACCTTTAACAGCCCCGGATCTGCTACATCGAACCCTTGGTATATAAGAAGAGTAAGATCTTGTATATACTCCTCATACACAGGGTAAAGTTGACGTTGGCTTTCAGGTAAGAATGATTCAATGTTAGCTTTAACACTATCTGATGCACTCATCATTTGTATTGTAAAGCCTAGTCCACTCCCTCCCCCAAACTGAGATATATCTTTGATTATCTTGGTACGCATATCTAAACCTAACGTAAGTTGTAGATTAGCTAAGTCCTGCGCTTGCTGTCCCCTAGTTATTAAGTCTTTACCAGTCACAAGCTCCCTCATATTACTCACTTCATCGGATATCTGTCCCCGCAGCTTGTCCTGTTGATCCTGTGTTATTAGGTTACCTTTCCTAATGGAGGCTGTTATCTGTTTGCTAAGCTCCTCTTGGAACGAGGTCTCAATGGAGTCTAGTTCTACGTTGAATAGGCTAATGTCGTCTGTGCTTAAGAACCCTTGCTTCTGAAACTTATTCCACGTAGCAGTATATAGGTTACCTGTACCTAATGACACTACTGCTGGTATACTGTTAGACAGCATAGCAGAGTCTACCCTGCCTAGTGATAGATTAGTGTCTATCTGGCGAGCACGCTCATTGCGTATAGCCTGCTGTCCTAGCTGTACTGCTCCCCACTTACCTTGTCCGTATAATGTGTCCATACTTGCAATAGTAGTAGAGGGCAGGCCCTTCTGCTCTGGTACAGATGAACTAGATATGTCCTTGTTAATGCCTAGTGTAGAGAAGACACCGTTAATCTCTTTACGTAAGCCCGGATGTGACGCGAGTGCATCATCCTTTATGCTTCTCATCTTGATCTTGAATACAGTAGGGTTAAGTATCCCTGTCTCCTGCATCTTACGTAGTCTTGCTACGTTAATGTTTGTCTCGTTTATAAACTTAGCATCAGATGTAGTTACACCATCCTCATCAGTAGCCAGCTGAGCTGCTAATACAGCGTCAGCCTCTGCTGAGCGTTGGAAGATACTTGCATTGTCTCTAACCTGTTGTTGCTCTAGTATGGATCTCTCCATATCAGCCACAAATAAGTCTGCCCCGGCTTGTGCCTTAGCTTTCTTGCCTGCGTTGAGTAGGTCAGCTCCTGTCTTTATGGCAGTAGCTAGCCCTGTGTCTACCCTAGGCTGGAATACAAGTGGTCTAGATACATCACTGACCTGTACACCACTGCCACTTACGTCGGGGTTGAATGGATCAGCCATTACCTATTCTCCTGTGTCAATTCTGTAGCTCTGAATGGTAGTCTATTTCTACCACCTGACTTAATGTAGTCAGTTACAAGCCTGTTAAGTTCTCTATCTAGCGAAGACTCCTTACCAGTGTACCCTTTAAGTACCCCTTCCATTATCTCTGCCTGTTCTAGTTCTGTAAAGCCTGATAGCATGTGTATCTTGTATGCAGTTAGTGCCTCTATGTCTCCTGTTGCAGCGTAGCGTACAATGCCACGCTTAAGTGCAATAGTAACGTCCTTCTTAACCTGCTGTTTAATTCTATTATGATCTTTAATGTCCCAGTAGGCTGTCTCTATATCTAGAGGAAAGCCCATAGCCCTAGCCATCATGGTCTGCATGTTAAGATCACCTAGGTCTGCCTTTGAGAATACTAGATCACCACGCTTACTTGCTACTATACCTTGGTGCTGTAAGAACCATGTCTTAGATGCGTTGTTCCATGCAGATGTCATGTCTCCTATTGTGTCAAGAGTACGTAAGCTTGCCTTACCTACCTCTTCTATGGTAGGTGTACGCCATATGTCAGCAGCAGCCTGTGCTACTGAGATTATAGCATCAGCTCCCCGCGTAACAGTTGAGGTTGTTGGGCCTGTAGCCAGCTCAAAGAACCCAGTGTCATCCTGACCTAGGGACATGATGCCTCTAGCTAAGTCGCCAATGACGTTATCGTCTAGGTTAGCCAATAAGCTACCACTAATACCGAATGTGTTGTTTACACCCATTGCTTCAAATAGCACACCAAGTGCGCCATCGTTTAATCCTTCAGCAACTAGTGGCATATCGTTTGCTAGCTCATCAAAGTTGACACCTAGCTGCTCTACCATGTAGTTAGTAGCATCCTCAACTAGAGGTACCCCTACTACTCCATACAGTAGTATCTGTCCTGCAAATACTTTACTCTTCTGTGCTGCTGTCCACTTAGTACCACCACCCAGTGCTACAGGCAGTAGGTTCTCTACCATCTTAGCTTGTACTTGGAGGAACTGTGTAGCAGGGCCAGTGAGTATGTTATTCTGCCACCATGCAGAGTTCTCTCTTTGTAGGTTAAGATGCATGCCCAAGGCATCATCAGTGATCTGACGTAAAGCCTTATCATCTACTGCCTTACCTACATTAGCCTTCTTCCAGTTGTGACGTGCTATATCCCATACAACTAGACGTGAGAATCTCTCACCTTCCTCATAGAATATACGGCCATGTGACGCTAGTCTACGTGTACTTTCAAGGGTGCCGTTAGTAAACCCTGATAGGTTAGCGTCGTAGTCAGCTGTACGCATGATAGAATCATTCATGCCTGATCGTATGAAGCCATCAGCGCTGTCTTGTAGGTCGTCAGCATCTAGTCCTAATGCTTTACCTGCCTTAATTAAGGCTGAGCCTCTAGACTGCTTGTTGCTTATAAGAATAGCAGAGCGTAGTGCTAATGCTTTAGGTAATGCTCTTGGTGCCTGAGTAGGGAACATAGCTATTGCTAATGATGCGTTCTGTGACTGTACATATAGCTGTCTTAGGTTAAACCACCCTAGGTGTAGGTTAAATGTAGCTCCCTTCATTGCACGTACAGGGTCTTTAGATGCTAGATCCATGATACCTTGGCGTACCTTCAGAGGAGCCTTACCTTCTAACCCATCTACTATACCAGATATAAAGTTTTCCCATGTACGTTCGTTGTTCTCAGGGATATGTAGCTGATCAACTAGGTACCTACGTGTCTGCTCCATCATCTCTTTCTGGTTACCCGGCTCAAGTGTGAGCTGAGTATTAACCCAATCATTCTGATCAGTGAAACCACTAGCCTTGCCTTCTCGCTTAGCTATGTCATTAACTGTATTGATAAACCTCTGGGACAGAGCTTGTCTGTACCTATTAAGAGGCATAGAATCTGCTATGTTCTGTAAGTATCTTTGTGTAGCTTGGCCTGTGCTAAACCTCTCAGCCGTAACACCATCAGCACCTACTAGTATAGGATCTTTAGAACGTGAGCCTGTGTATAGCCCACCACCAGATCTTGCATCTTCCAGCAGTATCTCAGATGGGGTTAGGTTTTGGTCAGCTCGTACTACCAGCTCAGACGCATCCTTTTGGGATACACCAGCTAGCCGCTGTGCTGCCATCTGCTCATCAGCCCATGCCTGTGCTGCTTTCTTACCTTCAAACGCACGTACTGTCTTGCTACCTCTAGCTGCATCCTTAACATAGTGTAACCCAGGTCTACGTACACGTGGTACATAGCCGGGTACCTTATTAAGAATACCTACACGAGGTAATCCTTTAACAACTCCAGTAGTACCCTCTCCTCCAGCACGTACCATCATCCACGTTACATTGTTATTACCTGCTACAGTCTTAGGCTCAAGCAATTGTATAGCCTGCCATCCTTCGTCCTGAAGTTTGGGTACATCCCCCATATCACTACGCTTTACAAACTCACCACCCTTAGTTCTGCCGGGCATGAATACAAAGTCATCAACAGCTGCACCCAAAGAGGTGCGAGGTATGCCTAGATCTATACCTTCTATCTTCTTGTTGTTGGAGTATCGTACCTCCTTGTAGCCAAGGAAGTCTAACTGATCTCTTACTTTCTTATCTTGGAACATCCATAGTTCATCCATGAATGCACGCTTCTTATAATAGTTCTCAATCTCAGGTGTAGTGTATGCACGCTTACCTGACTTAACCTCAACAGTTCCACTTAGTAGTTCCTTGAGGCTGAACACAACTTCTTGCTCATCACCTGCAAGCATCAGCTCATCCACTGCTACCTTCTGTTTCCTGTTCATCCCTGTGTCCAGATCATTCAGCTGCTTAACTAGAACATTACGTAGTCTGCTAGACTGTAGTCCACCTGCTGTGGTTGTTTCCACAATACCAGTACCAGATAGCAATCTCTCAGGGGAGAATATCTTTCCGCCTAGCTTTGAGTTAACTAGCGCAGCGCCCTCTACTGATGAAGCTTCCATTACACCTACATCACTCCTAGTGTACTTAACAGTTTCCACTACGTTGAAGTTAGGAGCACCTTCTTCTGCTACTTTGTATCGTACCTTAAAACCTGAATCATCAGATGCTATTACTACTGCCTGATCTACAATCTTACCTTGCTTCTCAGCTAAGGCTTGTCTACCTACAATGAATGAGTCTACAGCTCCTGCCTTCTCATCCATAGTTAACGCATCAGTCTGCATTAGGAACTTGTCGTCTCTAATTGCAGCCATAGGTGCACGTACCTCAGCACGTATTAATTCTTTTAGCCTCTGTTGTTCACCTGCTAAGCCATCCATTGCATTACCTGACAGTACAGTCTCCTCAAACTTAAAGGGGCTTGAGTTCATGGCCACGTCTACTTCATCTCCTGCTATAATCTTAGTAAGAGAGGGATCACCAGTAGCCTGTGCTAATTCGTTTAGCTTAACTGCCTCATCTGTAGCACCTAAGTTCTTTAATTCTTTTGTAGGCTTGACTCCAGCAGCCATAGTCTTAGCGGCCTTACCAGTCCAAGCAATAGGGGCTGCTATAATGCTGCCAATCTCTAGCCCATCAAACACCATACCCTGTGTGATGTGGGTGATATGCTTAGGGTCATACATTAAGGACATGTACGCTCCTACCTTGAAAGCGTTATCTTCAAACGCCTCTACTATCACTGGAAATATCTGATCAATCAGTTGCATCTGCGTAGCAGGGTCTTGTTCTTGAAAGCCTGAGATTATATCCATGAGGTCTGAACGCTTACCATTCAGTGCCTTGGCTACATCTGATGCATCCTTAGTAAAGTCAGGTAATAACAGTAAGCCAGTACCATCCACTATCTTACTAAACAATCCCTTATCCTCTGTGTACTCTGCATACTTAGACCACATGTAATTCTCTGCTTCCTTGCTACGCAGACTAAACTCATCAAGAGTTTCGTTAGCATACAGGTCACTGATAGTAGCAACGGTACCCTTCTGATCACCTGTAACCTGCTGAGCACGCAGTGCATCAGTTGCTTGTAGTGTAGGAGCATAGTGCTCCAGTACTGAGGGATCTTGTGCTACATCGTCTTTTATAACTCTAAGTAGGTTAGCCTTCATAAACGATGATACCACACCCTGATACAGATCCATTATCTCTTGTATGTTTCTCCCAGAGTTTAGCTCCATAACACTAACACCTAACTCTTCCTGAGTAATTATGCTATCCCCTTTTGTCTTGACAAGGCTAGTCTCAACTGCCTTCATCTTAGTGTATTCATCTGAGCTGGTAGGAGTAGTCTCAATAGCTAAGGCTAGTTCAGGCATACCTACCCCTTCAGGCACAGAGTTATCAACTCTCTTCTGCACTGGGGAATCTAATACTGTTTCTATGCCTACAGTTTTAACTTTACTAGCTGGTGTAGCTTTATCTACAGCTGCGTTTAATCTCTCCTTCATAGCTGGGGTAAAGTCTAACGAAGCGATAACCCCTTTAATTTGCTCAGGAGTTCTACCAGCTTCCAGCATATCTGTCAGTTGTGTGATATCTACTTCTGCCATGTTACCTTCCTTAAACTGGTGTACTTACTTCTATGGGTGCCGGTGTATCTCTACCCCCTGCCCCTGCTGACAATGCAAACAAGCTAGCGTTAAACAACGCCGCACTCGACTGCTGGTCTGCTCTTATGTTAGCTTCCTGTTGCTGTGCTGCTGACAGGTCTGCACCTAGGTCTGCTAGCTTCTCAGTTGCTAGTCTACCTGCACGTATGTCGCTTACCGCACTAGCCTTTTGTCCTGTTACCCTAGCTGCTGCACCTAGTGCAATAGACGATCCTGCTAATCCTCTAGTAGTACCTGCTAGTGATATCCTAGCCTCGGCTACCTGTGCTTGTCGCACTGCTGATCTTGTTTGTCTAGCTCTAGCGGTAGCATCTAACTCTAGTTGTACTTCTCTTATACCACTCTGTGCTGTCTGTGCTGTACCCTGAGCCTTCTCAGCTTCCACATCCTTTATGTTCTCATCCAATGCACCCGCTAAGGCTACACCGGCACCTACAGGGCCAGCAACAGCAAAGCCTATGCCCACTTCAACAGCAGTTTCCAGGATCTCTCCTGTATCCGTGAGGATATTCTCTATGCCAGCACCTACATCGTTTATAAAGTTCTCTATGTCAGCAAAGAATCCCATGTTAAACCCCTGTTGCTACGTTACCAGTCCAGCCCCAGCCTATTAGCTGAAAGTCTTTACCGGCTTCTGATTCAAATTTAAGCTGTAGGGATTTACCACTACCTCTCACCCTATTCTTTGTTGTTATAATCTCTTGTCCATAATCAAACGTATCACTAGCGTCAGCTGGTATGTAGTTACGTAGCAGTCTATACACTTGCTGCTGTGTTCCCCACTTGCCTGCTGCTGCACTGTTGCTGAAGTCAAACCTACCTGTCATTAGACAGCTGCTCTGGTTATCAGCCTCTAGGTTGCCACCACCTGTGTCGGTGAATCCATCTTCTGTTCTAAAGAAGTGTGTAGTAACATAGTTGTAGTTCTTACGCCTCTGGCTATCACCTAATGTTATGTACTGTGTCAGTAGATTAGCAGGAGCATCAACTCCTGTAGCACTAGGTATGTTCTCATAGTCTAAGAAGTCAACATTGTTGTAGTCACTAAGGTACCATGATCTATCGTTGGTAGCCTTTAGGTCATACACTAAATACTTAACTGACTGTACTTTCCTCTCCCTATCTACAGCATTACCTGCTACTGAGGGGGTTGGGAACGTATGTGCTAAGGTAGCATATGCAATAGGCAGCCTGCCTGCTGCTGTTAAGGTTAACTCACCATCACTGGTAGTGCCAGTAACATCAGAGAATACATTGATTCCGAATGTCCTGTTAGCTGTCTCAAAGGTTAGTTCCTTTACTGTGTGGGTAGTTGTACCCTCATCTGTAAATGATAACCACTTAACTGTTTGTGTAGTAACATCAAATGTGGACGCATACACATTGTTATATAGCGTGCTGTATAGGGAGTTTACTACTCCTTCACTTATGTTGTTTACTACTGGACGCGCTGCCCTTGCGTCATAGGATAAATGTAGAACACCTGCTGCTGACCATGCATATCCACCTGAAGGTGAACGTACTATGGACCTAGGGGTAACACCTGTGTAAGATGATATCTTCTCAACACTTAAAGATATAGGACTAAATGATCTGTCTTGTGACTGTATTGCCCATATGCCATGCTCTGCAAAAACAAACAGAACTTCATTAGTAGATAGGAAACCACTTACCCTTCCTGCTTCAGCTATAGATATAAATCCACCATCTGTATCGAGAGGGATTGATCCCTCATCTGTTGGTGATATGATTGACATACACACAGTAGGTGCGGCTGTTGTAATATCGGGAAAACTAATAGTAGTCTTATCATCTACTACTCTGGAGAAATATATAAACCCAGACGTGTCTGGAACTTTACTTACTCCCCCAGTAGAAGGGGTTAATGCCCCGGCTGATCCTGCTGCAAAAAATACCCTGCCTGCATGTGTGTGAGCTGCAACTATAGTAGTATCATATGCCTCAGCTGTGCTGCCAGCAGGCAGCGCTGGTAGTGAGCCTCTCAGGGCGTCATACTGTGTACCTCTTTGCACACCTACACGTAAGTCCATAGGTATAGCACCCTTAGGTGCCCCACTAGGTGCAGGTATATCCTCTAATAGCGCAGCATTGTATACTCCTGTAGTTACATCCCTACCTATGTAATATAGATCTCCGTTGCTAGGGTATACTGCCATCACTGTGAAGAAGCTACCTATGTTATCTTCAGTCCAGCCTTGGTTTATAAGGTTATAGCTGTGCTCTCCTGTAAGTACAGCAGGTCGTTCTGCTATATCTAGAGTGTCATCATACCCCCAGAAATCTCTGATTGCTATCTTGGCTAGGGGTGTGGTTATTGCGTCACCAGTATCGACGTTTATTACCGCCATGTTGTTGGTGCTAGTTGCCCCAACAGGGACTATTACAGAAGTGCCTATTGTGGTATGCTGTATGTCTCTACTCATACGTGTAGTAAGTGTACCTATTGTGGCTGAGGTTATTACAGACGTGCTTGGGCTATCCAGCGTGCCATTTAGCAACTTAATGTGTGTGTTAGAAGTGGTTCTAATTGTAGGGGTACACCTAGAGCCGCTAGTGGATAACATAAATATATCTGAAGTCCCCACTACGTCTGCTATAGAAGTACCTATAGCTTGGCTTGTTGTATCATCTAATACAGTAACACCACTAGTTTCTAAGTCAAGACCATACCTACGTGCCACTGCACCATCACTAGCTGTTACTATATTAGCAGCATCCTTAAGTGATCTGCCTCCCCCACTAATGGGGTTGGTATCAGGACTGAGGCCACCGTTTAGTAGCCTTACTTCCTCATTTACTGACGGCTTGGCATTGTGCTTTACCTCTAGCTTTGGTAGCCTCATATATATCTATGGCATTCTGTGCCAGTCGTACTGAAGTATACGCCCCTTTAAGAGTGCTAGGCATCTGACCGCCACCTTCATACTTGATGGTGAACAGAGCATACTTTCCTGTAGGTTCAATAATTAAATTCTTTTTATCCATGTGGCTCACCCATTCTTATCAAACTTCCAGTTACGTTCTTTACCGGGATTACGCCCGTACCCGTCGAACCTAAATCCACCTTGTAGCTTCCACCGTTTGTTGGTAGACCACGTGTCCTGCTTCCTGCCTCTTGCAGTTAACCTTCGATTAGTCTGTTGCTTTATGTCACGCCATGCTGCCATCTTACATCTGTTAACCAGTCGAGGAAACTCCTCAGATGGTAGGACAGGTATAAAACTATCAGTTAAGCTGAAGGCTGTTGAGATAAAGTATAAACACTGCGTCTTAGCTGATTGTAGAGTTGTATCCACATCTGAATCATATGAATCAAAGACAGCCCATTCGTCGTCAAAGGATGTCCAAAAAGATGGGGGTATATCATTACGTACTAATATGTTAGTTCCGCCAAAGTCTACTATTGAATCTACGTTAGCTTCGGCAGGGTCTCTACCGTTAGTCATGTTTAAAAATTGATCTGGGTAAAGATAGGGTATAGTATTTACTTTAGGTCTTCCATTATCTGACAGTACAGTCTGATCATACTTAATCCATTCAACTTCAGATACATCTTCTGGTACTTGCATATGTGTTGGCTTGGTATTATCACCTGAAGCATCTAGCTGTGCAAGTGTCCTCAGATGTTCCCAGTTACCCACTGAGATCATGTCTTCATACTCCGCCTGAACTAGATCCGCTACTTGCAACGCTTCAATAGTATCACCGATACTATTTATCTCGTCACCGGATATAGACGACAGCACTTTGTTTACTATAGAAAGCAATGTCTCTTTCATGCTGTAACCTCTGTAGGAAAGGGGGCTTTCGCCCCCGTCATGTTATAGTGCTTCGTACTTAACTACGAGTTTAACTTCACCTGTAGCTGACGCCAAAGCGTTAGCGTTTAGGATAACAACTATATCTTTACTAGTAGTGCTGGTAGTGTTAGCCAGTCCTGTTAAGACGTAGTTAGTGTTACCTAACGTGGTTAAGTTAACATCGGTAGTCATGCCTGCACCCCCGCCGATAGAGAAGTCTGCTGTAGAAGAAGAAGCAAATGCTTCTGTAATTACAGCGTAGATCTCGGTCACTCGATAGTTGACAGGTAGTGTTACAACGTAACGCTGATCAGTAGCGTCGGCTCCTTCCGATGTACCGTGCGTGATCTGATACACTATCTCGTTTGTACCACCCTCTGTCTTGATGATGCCATTCACATCACCAATGTCACGAGGGCCATAGGTCTTAGGTACACCAATGCCTGCTGGGTCTGTTTCATATCCCATGTTCTATCTCCTCTTACTTGTAAGCAGTAGCTGATGTCAAGATGATAACAAGTGTGTCAGTACGCTGAAGGCCGAAACCAAAGCGGGCTGTTGATACAAACTCGTCACGCTGACGATCTTTGTTGCGCTCACCTTCAACTTTAGGCTGCTGACGCCATGCCATCATAAGAGGCTTGGTGTTGTCATCTAGTACAGACATAAAGATGTTAGCTACACCAGTGGTTACTGCTACTGTGTCAACAGTCTCAGTGATACCATTTGGTAAGCGGTTAGACGCGATGAATGTGAATCCCATAAAGTTCATAATGAAGTTATGGTCACGTGCAAAGCCTGACTCAATTACTTCCTGCATAACAGGGTTAGAGTCTACGTTGTAAGTACCTTGGAAACTTGCGTTTAAAGTAGCTTCAACGATTGGGTCTACAATTGCGATACGACCAGCGTAAGGCACTTGTGCTTTGTCCAAAGACAGCTTAGCTTGAATCACGTTGTCAATGTC